GGAGAATTTTTTAATCAACCATTAGGCACATCACTTGATAAATTAACAAATCTCCAAACCCTGAAATTTGCGGACTACCATGATGGTGAGCCAATGGGTTTCAATCAACCATTAGGTGAATCACTCGATGAATTAAAAAAGCTGCGAGTTCTAAACTTAGGCGCTACGTTTAATCAACCATTAGGAAGATCACTCGATGAATTAACAAATCTCCAAAATTTATATTTAACTGGCGATAGGTTTAATCAACCATTAGGCACATCACTTGATAAATTAACAAATCTCCAAACTTTGTCATTGAGTGTTAAACAACCATTAGGCACATCACTTGATAAATTAACAAATCTCCAAACTTTGACATTGCGTATTAATCAACCATTAGGCGCATCACTTGATAAATTAACAAATCTCCGAACTTTGTCATTGTATTTGTATATTAATCAACCATTAGGCACATCACTTGAAAAACTAACAAATCTGCAATCATTACGCTTAGAACGTGATTTTAATCAACCATTGGGTAAATCACTTGAAAAACTAACAAATCTGAAATTTTTGACATTTGGCTATAATTTTGATAAAGAGCTTGACACATCTCTCGATGAATTAAAAAATCTAGAATCTTTGGTTTTTGGAAAAAAATTTATAACAGACTTGGAAGTTTTATTGCCTAAATTTCCTAAACTAAAAAAGTTATTTTATCAGGGTAAAGAAACAATTTTCTAGTTATTCATCAATAAATATTCAATTGTATGCACATGTAACTATTTTACATTTATAAAGGTTCATATTTCATACCTTCATAATTAGTTTCTAAACAATCTATACAATATATTCCACTGATGTATGGACTAACAAATGCTTCATCTCTACAAATTTCCATAACAAAAATAGATTTTATTATAAAATTAAGTGAAAATAATCCATGTTATTACCTTTTTAATTATTAATAAATTTTGTACACATGCACATCAATTTCTGTTAATAATTAAAAAGAATCATATGCAAAAATATATATGTAGCTTATTTATGATGACATATTATACAAAAGAAATAAGCTTGAGAGAGATGGTCCCTAAATAAAAAAATACAATAAGAATAAATATTAGTTCCTATTGATTATCGTAATGTTGTTATTTTAATACTATATTTTATAGTACCATGTGATCGGCATACATGTCTGTTCAACAAGACACAGCATTTGGTTTATAATAAAAATATGTTTACCTTATGACATTCTTACATTGCAATCATAATTTTTTATTTATTGGATTTAGAAGAAATCCAATAAATAAAAAATTATGATAACCACTTTTCTATCTCTTCATCTGTAATGTTAATAGCTTTCAGCTTATCGATACATATCTTTTTCAACTCATTTGTCATTTCTTCACCATTCAAGGTGGAGAAAATAATGGCACTAATCCTTTCACTATCAGAAATACTAATAACTATGTCATCATAAAAGCCCACTAAACAATTTACTAATCTGGTTAGTCTACCTGTGAAACACTTACATTCACTCTCTTTTAGTTCCTCATCTAGCCTGCAAATAATGTCTATTTTATTAGGATGACACATAATTCTCCCAAAGACTTTGACAAAGACATCATAAAAAGAGACTAATAGAGTGGAATGAACATTTGTATCATCTAAATAAGTTAAAAGATCAGGTAAACAGGAGATACCCCATGTTAAACACTCTTTGATCATATCATCTTTGGAGCAATCATATGGATCTTTAAAGAGAGTATTGATAGACTGTTTAGTTGATGTTTGAATACTGGATGCATGAATGTTTTGACTATCTTTGAATATCCCGTGATTTTCGTAATTTTGCATTCTGTCTATAAATCTTTGGAATCTTATGTCCAAAGTTAATTCATTACCACTACATTCTAGCATAACTAATCTTCTACAATCCAAAATAGATAATGGTAATCTGGTTAGCTGATTGTGCGGTATGTATAATCGTTGTAAGCTGGTTAGAGGGGCAAATATGTTTTCTGGTAAATTGGTTAGATGATTGAAAGATATGTCTAATGCGAGCAATCTAGTTAGGAAAGCAAATATGTTTTCGGGTAAACTGGTCAAACGATTGAAACTTATGTGTAAATATAGTAATTTAGTTAGAGATGCAAATATGTTTTTTGGTAAACTGACTAGTTGATTTTCATGTATTGTCAATGTGTTTAAGTTAGTCAAAGAATCAAATATGTTTTCAGGCAGACTAGTCAGATTGTTCATATCTAGATATAAACATTGTAAGCTAGTTAGAGAGGCAAATATGTTTTCAGGCAGACTAGTCAGTTTGTTGTTATCTAGATATAAATATTGTAAGTTGGTTAGAGAGGCAAATATGTTTTCTGGTAAACTAGTCAGATTGTTGTTATCTAGATATAAATATTGTAAGTTGGTTAGAGAGGAAAAAATGTTTTCTGATAAGTTGGTTAGTTCCAAATGTGACAAAGTTAGTGTCACACCTCCAGTAGCAATGGCAAGTTTAATTCTTTCGTTTACTTCTTCCATAAAGTGTTAAATGATACAATTAGCATAAATTGATTTAAGATAAATATGTGATCAATTTTTTGGCCATCACCATATGACTAAAAAGTTGAATTATTTTTCACAACCATTCACTATATTCTATATTTGCATCAAAACAACAATGCTATCAATTGCACTACATGATAAGACTGTGAATATAAAAAGAGCTGGTATGGATGCATTAGAACAGATTGTGCTTGATGTCATTAAAACGAACAATCCTAAAAAGATTGAGGTCATTGATTATTATTTTAAAAAATTCAAATTCAAGCCCCACAAAAAATTAAACAATGAGATGTCATTTGTTGAATGTGCCATGAAATATGATTTTGATTTGTTATGTAAATATATAACTAATTTGGATATAGTTGCACCAAATTACAATATTATCAATGTATGTGTTGCAAATAACAAAGTAGATTTATTGAAAAAATACATTAAGGGAAAAAATATCCACCCTGAGCAATCAATTGATGATGACACACCCTTGACATTATCAATAAAAAAAAGAAACTATCAGTGTTTTAAGATTCTACTTGATAATAACTGTAGTATATTTACATTGACTGGCAATAATCTATCACCTTTCTCTGTCTTATTAACTGAAATAAATAATGGATATGATTTAGATAACATAACAGATGCCGATTTAGAATTTTTTAAGTATGCATTGCACCGCTTACTACCAATAAAAATAACAAGAACAATATTGTACAGTGAAGATGAATACAATATGCTTTTTGATCCGGCAAGAATGCTTGACAGTACATTATTTAAAAGTGTTGTGAATGGTTATCCAGATGATGTTGATGAAGTAGGTGATTGTCAACTACATTTTATTAGAAATAATATGTTATTTTGGATGTATGAAATAAATATATTTATCACATTAGTTCGGCATGACAAATACAATCTAGCCAAAGAAATTATTGCCAGACGACCATATATTTTACTCACACACTATGGTACTGAATACCTTTTGATACATCTGTATAACATTGCAAATGCTGAATTACTAGATTACATTACAGAAAATCTGAATGGGATAATATATTATGAAAATGTTAATTTGGTGCACTTTTTGGCCCAACAAAATAAGTCTGTGTATGCACAAAAAATATTGCATGCATATCCTGATAAAATTCATGAAATTGATAGTAGTGGTAGAACTCTCCTTGAATCAGTGTTATTATCAACATCAATGACTGATGAAGAACGTATCACACTTTTTGATAAATTTGTTGCATTGGGCGTTGATCCAAACCATGTCAATGATTTTGGAACATGTTGTTTAACTATTGCAATACAATATTTGAGTGATAATGTTTTTGCACATTTGGTAAAATATTTTGATAAGGATACCACTTCAACAGATCCAATAATTTATGCATGTTCATTTGAACAATTTGGCAAGTTTAAAATATTAGTTGATCATGATTTTAACATTATGACTGTTACATGTCATAATATCACAATACCATGCTGTGTTAAAAATGCATTAAACATAAATAATTATGAAATGGTGAAATACATCATATCAAATCCTAAATTTGGCATTACAGAGGATATTATGTCACTTTTATTCAAGATTGCAAAGAGACATAGATGCTCTAACAAAATCTTAAAATTATTTGATAATACAATAGGTGATGATGAAACTGATCAACTGACTGCAGAAACATTGCGAATGAATGGGCTGTTTGCTAATTTTTGTCAATCATATTTTTCCAATGAAAGAAACATAATATGCTGTGCAAAAACAATTGTTTTGATGTTTTTAAAGATTATTAATACTGAACCCAGTAAAATGTGTAAATATGGATTTTTTAATCAAGAGGAAATATTTATTAAGGAAAATAGCTATATGAAAAATTTAAGATTTGTTGGTAAAATTATGATGGCCATAATATCACATCAAAAAATGACAAATGTGTATCCAGCAAATTTGATGCATGTGTATGAAACTGTGTATGATGAGAAAATTTATGAATCAATAATGAATCATCACAAAAAATTTCTGACAGAATATAAATCAAAATTTGAAACATTATCAATCATTTTAGATGAATTGTTCTTATTTGTTGTTAAAACATCAGATGATGAGACATATGATTCATCTGATGAATATTCTGATGATTTTGATTCTGACGGTAAAACATTTGAATGTAAAAAGTTGTTAAACATAAAAAGAAAACATAAGATTGACATTAGAAAACACAAGAAGAAAACTAGCACTGATGAACAAAAAAAGAAAGATGAAATTAGTGAACCGGTGTTATTAACTGATTCTGATGAAAGACCTGCATCACCCATGGTAGAAACAATACTGCCCACAATAATGTCAACCTCACTGACAGAAGTAAAAATAAATTTGATGCTGTCCAGAATAATGTATCCATTTAAGCTAGCCAATCATGATATATTACATGATCAATTATCTAGACCAGCAATTTTTTGTGATGAGGGTAATAAATTCAGATTTTATGAAAATGACAAACCGGTCGCCCTAATATATAAAAAGAATAAAAGTGAGATTCCTTGTTGGGTCAAGCATTATGGTTACAATATATGTATTGAAAATAAACTTGATGAAAATCATATGTTCCCATTTGCTATAGATATATTTCTTCATCAAATGTGGGAAAATGATGATAGACTCATACAATGTGGATACAGTACATCAGATACAGCAACATGCATCTATTTCTATGGCAAATATTTAAAAAATGATAGATGGATTAGGGGCTATTATGAATACTTTTTGAATGATAAAAATATTTTGTTTCACAGATTATTCAAACCATTATCATAATGTAAAAATTGAAAACATACACACATTATGTTTCTAAGATATGAAATAACAAAATACCATTTTGTTATGTCATATCTTGTAATTGAATCTGGCTGGATGTCTGACTTCTATTCATCTGGGCACAACGCAAAAGTAAAAACAGAATTTTTTTCTGCTGTTGAACTAAAACTGGATGCTGGATATAGTCTCTCAGGTGGGATCACCTGTCAACCATGTTCTACTGGGGGAAGTGGGCTATACAAATGGTTACAAGTTGTTGTGAAACAGTCATAACTATTTTTTTCCATACTTTGCGGCAGCTACCGCATCAAATACTTTGTATTCCTCCTCTTTACCTAATATTTCTGGTGCATATCTGAGTGTGTAGTTGAGTCTCACATTACCAATAATAGATGACAAATATGAGGGACAATCAAACTTAACACTGGTCACAGCATGATACATAAATCTTGCTGCACCACCAAACATAATAACATCTCCAGAATTTAAAACAATATCTGTCACTGTTCCATCTGGACACTTTATTGAGAAAACACATGAGTTACCCAATGAAATTGATACAACCGGATTTAGACCTGTTCCATCATTCTTACCATCATCTTTGTGGAAACCCATGCCCCTTGCAATACAATACTGCAAATAGAGCAAATGTGTTGGATCATCTATGATAATTTGTTTATCTATTTTATGTGCCTCCTCCAACATTTTTCTAGAGATACTTAATAAGTAGTCAGAATCTGGAAATTTACTAATGGCATCATAAACTCTATTTCTTGTTGTTGTGGATGGCAATAACATACTATTCCAAGATTGTGATAATGTGGCAAGTTTTATCTGTTCATCTTCAGACAATGCACCTTTAATAAACACACACCCAGGAATGATCGACTGTGGCAGCATTAGTTTATTTATTATTATTTTGTAAATGGTACCTAGGATATATATTTTTCATTTTTTTACTCGATAAAACAATATGTGAATACTATCTTTGAATTTCTCTCTTCCTATTTTGGGGACAGTTCGATTTAGTTTCACTTTTAACCTTTTGTTTCCATGATCCAGGTTGTGCAGTGGGTTTAGGTTTTGGTGTTACTGATGATGTTTTTGTTACTTTATTTGCCCATTTGTTGTATTGGTCACTTACCTCATCAACCACTATAGTTGCTGCAGCACCATCAATTGCATTATTTCCAATCTGTTTGATTCTTTTACTGATTGTCTTTGCAGCATTTACAATAATTTTGCCAACTATTGCATCAGTTTGATATGTGGTTGATAATAATAGTAGAACAAATAGAATACTTACTATTTTCATGTTGTACAGTTTGCATCTAATAAATAATATTGTTATTAATGAAATTATTTATTCAATTTTATTTTGATTTACTATTAGTATATCATGGATGAACTTGAAAAAAAATATGATGCAAAGATAAAAAAAATGGAAAAAGCAAATAATGATAATGAACAATCTCACATTTTGCAAGATCAAATATACAGAAAATTTATAAAGGACATATGTGCCAACAAATTTGGAACAATTGCTGATATCAAAAAGATTGCCAGTAATATTAATAAAAAGGTAATAAAGCATGATAAGGACAGATGGTATGCATAAAAAAGTTACAATTCATCAATATTTTCAATCATCTTATCAAAATAGTCTTCATCAAATAAATATCTAATGACATAATTAGTAAATGGTCTCAATGTGATAGATTTTTTTGTCAAAACTAATGAAATAAATCTTTTTTTCTTTTCCAAATCTATTTCATCTATTTTTTTACAAGTTAGTAATCTGTCTAATTTTTTAGTAAAACCATCATCATCTGGCACATCAAATTTAAATTTACCTGCCAGTCTACTTGTTAATGCCCTATTGCTCAATACAATATCGGCATTATTTGCTGAAAAAAATCTGATACTAGTGCTGGCTGTTTCAATGCCATCTAATTGATTCAATATTTGACTCATATCAATTACATTGGAACCACTTTCATTTTCTAAATATCTATCAAAGTCTTCAAACAATACAATTTTGAATCCTGGTACCACTGCTGGATTTAATACAATAGATAAGTCACCAGTCATTGTTCTTCCATTGACAATAAAAATTGGATAATTCATTTCAGTTGCCAATGCTCTAATCATTGTCGTTTTTCCAGTTCCAGGGGGACCATACAACAGATAATTTAACGATTTATGCCCCTCACCAATTGATTTCAAAAATTCTACATTTTCACTGTATACCTTAATATCTTTTTTGATTGTTTCTATGTATTTATCATAACCAATTAGATCATCCCTTGATTTGGCTTGATATGTTTCACCACATCTCCATCCACTTAGTAGATTATATTTATAAATTTGATGGTGCGCAATAACAGTATCTTCTTTGTATCTTTTTTCTAACATATCATAAATTTCAATAGCATCATCTCTACTTTTCCACCAATACCAATCATAACCTTGTTTATGCTGATTGATAACAAAAACATCTTTTCCAAATATTTTGTTTTTTCCACTTGGAAGAAATGGTGCCCCACGAGGGCCATCATAATTACCTATGAATTGATCATTTGCATATTTATGCAAATAATGCCACAAACCTATTGGCCCAGTCTGATAAATAATTGTTAGATATTTGTATTCAGCAGGTGCACTATGATTACGTCCAAAGCAATTTTCTATTGGGTATTCCATTGTTATCATAATAAACAAATAAATAGATAATTGCCAACCACATATATATTCAATATTTTCTGTAGGGCAACAGTAGATGCCATAGTTTTTGTTTAAAATCTTTTACTTGAAATTCAACTAGTTCATCTTTAGTAATATATGCTGATCTACAAGATGGTTTTCCTATGTAATAATTGTACCAAAAGGATTCTTCTATTTTCACAATTTCATTTTCCAAATATTTTTCATCATTCATCAAATCATCAAATGAAATATTGTTTACCAGTTCAATAAAATCAGTTCTGTCAATTTGACTGTAAAGAATCCGAATAATTGTGAATTCTTTTTTTTCAATGTATTCATCTATCTTTTGAAATGCCTTAGTTGCATTTTCCTCATTTCCTATATTTTTATCTGGATGTACTTTTAATCTTAACTTTACATATATTTGTTCATCATCTTTTGTCATTTTTGTATCATCTGTATATTCTCCATTATTGGCCTTATTGATCACTTCATAATAAGAATGATATGGATTCAATACCTTTGTTTTTAGTTCTTCAATGACTAATGGTAGCACTTCTTCTTGTAGTTTTGTGAGATACTTTAGTTTGGCAATCATCATTTCTTTTTTTAGTTGGGCAAGACTTGTTGCCATTATGTTATAGTATCTAAATGATTCATGAATGCAATACAGGGTTGACATGTTCAATTTTTTCAATTATGAATAAAAATTGATAACTGTTTACTATGTATCATTTATATAATATACATAAACTATGTAAATTAAATGGGCGGAGAAGTTTTTGATGATACAAAGACAATGACAAAAGATGAATATGACCAATGGATGGTAAAATTTTTGGCAAAAATAGGATTGACTGAAGGTATTGACTTTGTATTTCCATATAGATTGAAAAATAAAATGACATATTCAGATGTTGACTTTATTGTTCATGATTGTGAAAAGTTTGTTGATGCAGTGACTACAAATGATCCTCCAAAATCCATTAAAAAAATATTGTTGTCTGATGAAAAGATAGATTCTTATTCAGTGCATATGCTGACCAATGAAAATATACAAATAGATGTTTTAAAACCGTGGTCTGATAAATCAATTGAAATGACACGCACATTTTATTCATACAGCTGTGCCAACATATTTTTCAAAAAATTATTACTTGCTTTAGAAGGTTGTTTTAGACTATCACATATGGGTCTTCTTTGTGCCGACAATACATATGTCTTTCCTGATGATGTCCATTGTGAGAAAATTGGACCTACAACCAGACTTGTTACAGATCATAAATTCTTTTTCAGTCTACTTGATCTAAGTTATGAAAGATTTATTGAAGGATTTAATGATGAATATGAACTGCTTGACTATTTTAAAACATCAAAATACTTTGATAAAATAAAATTTATTGTTAATAGCAAATTTAGACATGATTGCAAAAGACTGGCACCTTTTAACAACCTGTATGTCAAGTCATTGCTAAATATTTAATCTATTTCAGAATCACCATCACCATCACCATTTTCGGGTGTAATGTATCTTAAAAAGTCATCAATAACACTTTTGTTGTCTGTGTAATTGAATGTAATTCTGAATGTATTTATCAAATCGTCACAAGGTGAACAATATAATAATTGGAAGGTATTGTCAGATGTAATGGTAAACTCAGTTGTGCCTCCAAAACTGGCACATTCTACTTTTAAATCTCTTTCACCATTTAATAATCTATTAAGATTGTTAACATTGTCAGTCCATTGTACCTTACTGAAATCAATATATTCCACATGGTCTAGTTTACGAAAACCAATTTTAACATGTCCATCATCAAGATAAACAATGTCCTCAGTATTATCAAATACAATATTTAGTGCCATGTTTTGTTATGCTTTTTTATCAAAATATTGTCCAGGTTTTAATTTATTCATTTTTTATTTCCATATGTATCATTTATATGAGTTCAATCTATAAATTTTTAAAATATAAAACAAAAAATCAATCTTTGCATCAATGGGGCGGTTCAGATATTTTCTGTACTGACACTGGTTTTAAACAACATACTGGTGAATGTTGGCATGATACAGTTCAACAAATTTTTTGTTTTTCTGATGCTCTAAAAGAATCTGTGCAAACTAAATTATTTACTCTGAATGGGGATGAATTATTTTCACTATTTTATGATGATACAAAAAGAGACAGAATGTCATTTCTACCATATTCATTTTTCATACCGGATCTTATTTCACAATTCAATGCCACACTCAGAGAATATATTTCATTGTATCATGCCCGATTCTGTAATCATAATAAATCACATTTGGAAGTAAATGGATTAGCACCTGGTGATAACAGTTGTTCTAAACACGAATATGCACAATTTAGAGATTTGTCTGCTACTGCTCCAATACCATTACAACGCAGAATTAGTTTTATTACTGGAACACAATGTGCAAGCAATGCTATAAACTTTACACAATTGGACACGATTGAAAGACCATACAGTTCAGTTCCAACATATTTTGCAACAATTGGTATACTATCACATCTTTTTTTGGATGATAACAAGATAATCGTTCCCTATATGTATGATGTGCATGACAAAATCTTTTTGTCTAAAGATTTTAGACAAGTTGATGTTATTGCAGTGATTCTCTCAAGCACAGATAGGGATGGTCACAGTGGACATGCAACAGGATTTTATACTTGCAATGATATACCATATTACTATAATGATAATGATACTGATGCACCAATTCGTATGTATCCATGGAGACATTTTTTAGCAGTTCACGCAAATTTGCACCGAAAAAATCCTGGCTTATTAGTCGAAATAATGGTTAGTATGTCCAAATCGATCTATCCAATATTCAGAATTTCTGCACCAGATGATCCGTCAAAAGTTATGTATTTTGAATATACAGACTACAAAACAAAAAAAATAAATATTGATGATGACACAACTTTGTATAAATCCGATGATCTATTTAGTGTTCATCGTGTAGCACTTCTTAGACTGACACACTTAACAGATCCAACTGCAATACCCAAGATTACAGAAATGCAAATGAGTGTTGATTTTAGCAATAATTGTTATGACCATATTGATACTTATTTAAAAACATTGAAATTTAGTGACTTTATTTACAGATTGTTTGTTGACATACAAAAAAAGATTTTAGTTTCTGTAGTAGAAAAATATGTATCTATGTTGAATAATGTTATGATTAAATTTTATGAAGTATATCATACATATGATGT